TGGAATATATATGGATTAGTCAGTTTAGCAGATATAGTTATAGTGAATAAAGGGACATTAGAAGAACTCTATGAAAAAGTAGATAAACTTATGTGTTAAAACCTATATAGATGCTTTTCTATATAGTTTTTATTTTAAATTTTGATATATTGAGTATACTATAGGTTTAATTAATAAACTAACACTAACATGTTATTAAACGCTATTACTAACAGTATCCAAAACGCTTATTTAATGGATACAACAAATATATCTAATTTAATTTATGACTATGTAGACACTGAACCTAGGTGTTTTTTAGTACATACTGATACTAGTACTACAAGAGACTTTTATACACTAGACCGGTACGAGTTTATTAGTCTACCTAATGAAAACCAACAGTTATTTCAGGATTATATGGAAAAGCTACAACAAACCTTATTAAAAAGCAGAGGCTATTCTAATACATTTATGCCAAAAGGCACTTTGGTAATAGATAGAGTAGTAGTTGACGGTAAAAAAAAAGAATTCATATTTATATGCTATGAGGATAACCAATTATGGCCTGTATTCTCTTTCTATAGCATAGATTATAAATATAATATAGACTTCTTCTTAAAATACAAAGAGTTATTAAACAATCGCTTTATAGTCACACACTATACATATAAAAACCAGTTTGACAATAATATGTCTATAGACAAGTATAATAGGGCATATACCTATATATACGATAATTCCTATATATGGAATAAGGAAAAGCCTACTAAAGTTTGCTTGAAAATATCCTTAACAATAGATAAAGAATGGCTAGTAAACGATGTTTATCCATTATTTAGTAAACAGTTAGACCTAGATAGGGTCTATACGGGACACCTATTTAACACGACAGCTACACTTAGAAACTGTTTATTCCACAAATATAGACGTCCACATCTACAAGAAATTATATTTAAGAGCATGGGTTATAGTGACGAAATGCTATATCTTAACTTTGATACACTTCAGTAAAATCTACATATTTCTAGTAGTTTTATTTTTATTTTTAATAAACTCTAGCGAATGTTTAATAGCATCTTCTATAGTATAATCAGGTGTAAACTTTAGCAACTCTCTACACTGTATATCATCAGCGTATACCGTAGCGCAATCACCAGCGCGTCTAGGATAGAACTTGAATGGAACATGTTTTCCAAGTATTTTACTGGTTAGACTAAGCATTTCTAATACACTGGTTCCTTGACCAAGACCTACATTACATACATAATAGTTTTTACTACAATCTGGTGAATAAATTATATTTTCTAATGATAAAATATGTGCTTTAGCTAAGTCCATCACATGGATATAGTCTCTTTCACCAGTGCCATCTGTTGTGTCATAGTCATTTCCATATACTTTTAGATGGTTATATATATCGCTACTGCTAGTATTTTCATTATCCATAGATTTTACAACATTCATAATAAATGGTAGTAAATTATTAGGGATATCATTAGGGTCTTCACCTAATAAACCACTTGGATGCGCGCCTATAGGATTAAAATATCTAAGAGATACTAGACGTTTATTTTTACCCAGTATAGATTGACTAAGGCTTTCTAAGATTTCTTCCACTACTAACTTAGAACAACCATATGGATTTAAAAAACCCGTCTTACTGGATTCATCTATAGGAACTTTTTCTGGGTGACCATAAACGGTAGCACTACTAGAAAAAACAACGTTTTGGCAACCTATAATATCTAATACTTCTAATAAATTTATAGTGCCAACTATGTTATTGTTGTAGTATAGGAATGGTTTAGCTACACTTTCACCAACAGCCTTATAACCAGCAAAATGTATACAGGATGATATTTTTCCTATATATGGTCTTAGTGCTGCGCCTAAAGTATATTTGTCTGTTATATCTACTTCTATAAATTCACAGTGTTCTACTATTAGTCTACCAACTATTTTTTCAATATTTACTAATACACTCTTACTGGAATTATATAAATTGTCTAGTATAATGACATTATAACCCTTCTCTAACAGCAGTGTAACAGTATGACTACCTATATAGCCTAATCCACCAGTTACTAATATAGTCTTATTACTCATATATAATAGTTTAGGAAAATATATATTTATATTATAACTAAGTGATATATGGATAAGTCTAAGCCTACTATGATTAGTGAACAGGGTTTATTTGAAATATTTCCAGATAACTATGCGTTTACCACAGAAATAAACTTGAAGGCAAAACTAGGTAAGGGTGCCTATGGAGAAGTTTGGATTGGCGATTATAGCGTTTATATTGGTGGACAAACCAAAGTAGGTAGTGATGTTGCTATCAAAATTATTAATCTTAAAGAGGATAAACAGTTAAATACTATATTGGATGAGTTAGATATTTTAGATAAACTTAGTAAGAAAAAGGATGCTAATAAATATATAGCTACTATGTCAGATTACTTTGTTACTCAGAATGATAAAAAGGAATTTGTACTATATATAGCTATGGAAATCCTACAACCTAACTGGTTAGAAATATATAATAAATCTACTACAACACTAACTGGTAAACAGTGGTTATCTAAGTTTGACCAGGTATATACCCAGTTATTAGAGGGCTTAAAGTTTATCCACGACAATGGTGTGATCCATGGTGATATTAAGTTGGAAAATATCCTTTTTAACCCAAAAAATAATAGATATGTCTATAGCGATTTTGGTCTAAGTTGCTTTAAAACTACCTGTAGAACTACTCTAAGAGGCACACCAAGATATATAGATCCACTAATGTTATTAGCATATAAAAAAGTTATACCACTAAAAAATGGTAAACTAAGAGTGAATGAAACTACTGATATTTATGCGTTAGGTTGTATATTATATCATTTAGTCACTGGACATTACTATTTTGACTTTAATAAACAACCAGAATATGATATTAATACCTATCCAACACTATTTAGTAGACAGTCTAAGGATTTACAGGCTGTTCTCTATACTAAAAAATTAGAAGAGAAATATGTGGAAAGTATCTATAATGTTATAACTGGAATGATAGAACCAAAAAAACAAAGACTATCTATTAAAGAGTATTTAGAACAGTTCTAAGCAAAAATATATCTATTATATAATAAACATGACTAATCATACATTAGAGATGGCTATTATTATGATCCTATCTAGTCTATTATCTACTATGAATGTTTGGGTTAGTAGCATAGACCATATACATTTAAGCTTAAATGACCTATATATGGCTCTTCTTATGACTGGATGGATGTTATTTTTTATGGGTATTTATTATGGAGAAATTACTAATATAGCTATAGGTATATCTCTGGTCGCTACTAGTATTTATTTAATTAGAACCCAAGCCTTTATAGGTGAAAAACAATATCTATTAGGTATGATACCTCATCATTCCATGGCAGTTCACATGAGTAAACAGTTGGTTAAGAAAGGTTCTAAGGAACCACTCGTTAAAAGTATAATAGAAAGTCAGAGCAAAGAGATAGAATATATGAAAAAGAAACTATAAAATATAACTATATAGTATATATGGTAAAAAACGATAAAAAATCTAATAAATACCCTATAGGTGTTCAGGGACCTTGTTGGCCAGGGTTTATTTTTATAGGTCCTAGTCCTGGTGCTAAAGGTTCTTGTATCAAAAAAAGCAAATATCTGGCTAATAGTAAAAAGACAAAAAGAGGTGGTAATAGACAACCTATAATTGAGGTAGATGGTAAAGTTGGTGTTCTACTGCCATCTGGTATTGAAGGTAGTTGAAATGGGGTTCGCTCTAAGAGATAATGGCTATAAAGGTTCTACCGATGCTGGGTTCTCTTCCGGTGATCATATAGTAACTGCCTATACTAAAGGTATTGCGGGGTTACCTAAAGGATATATAGATATAGAACACTTGCTACATATGTCAGCCTGGTTTTCTAGACATGGCCCAGATGCGGCTAATGGTGGAACTAGCTATCCAGGATATTGTAGATGGATAAAGGATGGCCAACCAACAGATGGTCAAACTGGTCTAGGTAACTATAGAGGTGCGGTTGGTTGGTTAGTTTGGGGCGGTGACCTTGCTTATCTATTGCTAAAGGATAAGACTGTCCAGAAGTATTTAGCGGATAACTATAGTATCACTTTAGATTCTAATAATAATCTTATGTGCTAAGAAGTTTAAAAATATACTAATATAGTAAATATGCCAAAAAAATATAATGATGGTGTCTGTGGTGGAGGTACACTAGATGCCAACGCACTAAAGCATATGCTAGAAAAGGGTACTATATATAAACAGTCTATAGCTAACAACAATGATAACCATAGTAACACAGAAGACATATATAAGAAGGTTAAAACTGTATTTAAATCTAAAATTAAATCAAAAGAACCACATAATTACTCACTCGACTATAAATTAGGCTCTGGTACATATGGAACTGTCTACCTAGGAAAATATAATGGTCAACGGGTAGCTATTAAACAGGTAGCTATTAGCAGCATAGAACTAGTAGACCAGTTACATACTGAAATGGATATCATATCACAGCTAGATAACTCGGACTATGTAGCTACTATTATTGATTATTTTTTAAAGAAAAACAAGGATAAATCTACTGAAATCTATATAGTTTATAAAGTGCTAAACAATACGTGGATAGATAGTGTAAGAAATGGCTTAGACCAGGCAAGTGGTGAGTACTTCTACAATACTTTTATATATATAGCTAAAAATTTACTTGAAGGACTAGCGTATATCCATAGCCACGATATAGTTCATGGGGATATTAAACCTGAAAACATCCTAATAGATGATACTAGTGGTAGACTGGTTTATAGCGATTTTGGTATTAGTTGTTTTAGACCATCATGTCCAAGTAGACTTACTGGTTCTATTTTATATCTAGATCCAATGGTTATGGCAACCTATAATGATGCTGACCACGAATTCCATAGTAACCTGTCTAGTAAACCTAAAATAGATTTTAGTAGTGATATCTATTCATTAGGAGCTACACTATATTATGTGCTAACTGGTGAACACGTCTATACATGGGATAGCTACTTTACCCTAATGGTAGACTATATGACTAGATATGAACAGATCTATAATGGTCTAGAAAAATGGTTAGAGACTAAGGGGCTTGATAGGGACCAAATAGCTATTATTTATGCTACTGTAGTAGATATGATACATCCTATCAATAAGAAGCGAACTGCTATAGAATATCTAAGTATGATTTAAAAATAGTAAACCTAATATGAAATATACTAGAACTTAATGAATTTTATATTAGATTTAGACAATACACTTATTTGCAGTGTTCCCTTTGGAGATACTTGGAACTTTCCAGACTATATTGACTATAGCTATAATTTTACTGTGTTCCAGCCTAGTAGAAACCTTAGCTACGTTACGAAGATGTATGCCAGACCAGGCCTAGAACAATTTTTAAGAGAATTGGCTACCATGGGGACTATTAGTATTTGGACAGGCGCCCAGAATATATATGCGGAATATGCTATAAAAGAACTATTTCCTAAAGATATAACTATAAAAAATGTGTTCACTAACTACTACACTACTAAAATGCTTGTTAAAAAGAAATTACTCAAACCTATTAAATATTTATCTATGGATTACCCAGAATATAGCTTAGCGAACTCTATTATTATAGATGATGATTTTAGGGTAGTTGAGGCTAATACCACAAATAGTATTCTAGTAGCTGGGTTTACCAAACAATCCATCTTATCTAAGATATTAGATAATGAATTAGATATAGTATTAGAACATATAAAAAATAATCAATTATATATGAAACTAAAATACACATAAACCTACATTACTAATATTATCTATATCTATATTATTAGCTAGTTGGTAGTGTCTAATAGGATATCTATTAATAAATTGGCTATAATAACCTTTTGTAACAGGTTTTTTGGTTTTATCTTCTACTACTGTAGTTGTCGTAGTTGTAACTGTTTCTGTAATGGTCATTGTTACTTGTGGTTGGTTATGTTCTTCTAATTGGCTACTATCCGTGTTTGTATCCTTATCTACTATAGCCTTATATTCCTCATAGGTTAGTTCTACAAGGGATCTACACATAGGACATGTAGGTTGACTACCTTTTAAGAAACATGAGCGATGCATATGGTGGCCACATGATAATGGTTTAACAGCCTCAACTAAATCTTCTAAACATATTGGGCAGCTATCTGGTGCTATCTCTATAAAATCGGTTTTTGTTATAGTATCCATGTGGTTCTTATAGTCTCTTTTCAAAGACTTTTCTGTATAGATATCCCATGCTAAGTATGACACATATGCTAACATAGGTGGTATATATGGACCAAGGTTAGCACCTATGGCTCCTGATAATGCTATAGTTAAAGGTATAGTTAGACTACCTATATACTCTGATAAACTATTTGTATTAGCTCCAAATTGAACAGTTCCAATACCAGCAATATTTATAGTTGTCTGTATAGCAGCACCTTTAGTTAGGATACTATATATAACATAGGTGTTATAGCCAATAGCTACGGTAGCTCCCATACAAGCACCATAGTAACTAGTTTTTATCCAGTAGTTAGCTACTATAGTTTTAATAAATGGTAGAATTATAATTAGGTTTTCACTAGCAATGGATAGCAATCGGCTATTAGCAACTAGTTGTAAATGACTTCTAGCAATAGTTAATAATGACATTAGTATAATGCCGTTATTATATATTGTATTTCAAGTTCAAAATTTTTAAAGCTTATAAAATCTATATATGTTTATTTAAATGCCTTGACTAAGTCTTTAAATGAATTGTTGAATTCTTCATTGTCTTTTCTATTATCCGTTTGTTCTGTTCTCTCTAAATCTATATACCACTGTTCTATCTTTTCATTACTGGCTATTTTGGCATGTTGAACAGCTACATAGTTATCAACCGCATATTTTCCTAAGGTTCCCATTCCACCAATAGCCATTGTTCCTAAAACAGTTCTAGACCAATTTATAATATGTATCATTGTTTATTATAAATATACTATTAGCGTTTATATAGAGATATTGTTTAAATTATATCAGCATATATCATATAGTATATGTCTATTTTTACTACTTTTACAAGCTCTATAAAGGATGCTGGAAAAAAAGTGTCTAACTTTATTAATAGAAAATCTGATATAGACATAAATAAGGTATTAGATGAGTACCAGGAAGAAATCTATAATCTATATTTTAGAGTTACTTATCGTATGATTACTAATCTAGTTTCTCATATAGAAATAGTAAATGAATATAATACTATTAGTGATAAGTTAGACCAGCTATCTAATAGCATAATAAATAAGAAAACCCAGGAATATTATAAAAAGAATTTTATTCCTCTAAAACTAAAAGATAGAAAGTCTAAAATATTAGTGTATCAAAAAGAAATAGTTCAATGTAAAGATAGCGCGGAATGTATGGTCCCTAAGGGTGACCTAAAAACTTCTATTGAAAAATCATTTGAACTATATTCACTTTTTAAAAAATATATTAATTTAGAGGAAGAACACAATATTATTAGGTCCCATATAAATACTAACCTTTCGCTAGAAAGTTATATCTTAGATGGAATAGAAGAATTACTAGATGAAATCTACCTAGATAAATCTGATGTGGCTATAATAAAAAAAAATGATAATACACTTGAGAGATATATATCCTTAGAAAACCTAATGACCAAGTATACTAGTATTGAAACCTATAGAAATCTCATATTAGAAAAAAAGGACGATATAGTAGAGATTAAAAATGCGATATCTAATAGCAATGTTTCTAGTAGTAGAGAATTAATTAGTGAGCTAAAAAACTATAATATATATAAAAGTAGTGAAAATAATACATATATCTCTATTAAATTTAGTAAAACTAATGTTGAATTCATAGAACCTAAGAATAACAACTATAAGATGACTGAATATGATATAGCTAATATGGAAACCTATAGTAACTTCTACACTACCCAATTTAATCCGCAGTTTTTATTTAAAAATGACTCTATTCATTCTGTCTATTATAAAATCTATAGTCAGTTTGTTAATAGCTGTCAATGGACCCTATCTAAAAAGAATAGTTTAAACTATAAGAATGATGACCTTAGAGAACTATCCTGTATTTTACACCAATACCTTTCTCGTTACTACTCTAATATGAGTAGTATTGTACAAAATACAACCAGAAACACTAAAATACCTAGCAGTTTACTATCTAATATTTTAGAGGATTTTACTATTGATGAAATATATAGTGAAATGGAAAGCGGTAGATTCAGCTATAATAGAACTAAATTAGGTAACATTTTTACTTTAGACCTAAAAAGTGTACCTATTGGATTTGTATATCTACCAAATAATATAGAAAACGCTAAGTATATATATCATGATGCTATGGTTACTATGAAACTTTTTAATGATTTTGGAGATAGTGATATAGCTGACTATATACACTACTGTTTAGACCTATTTTACTGTGGTATAGATTTAGAAAAGACAAAGTTTGCCAAAAATACTATTTGTAAGGTTCCATATAATATTACTACCTTTAGTATTAAGACATATAATGACTATATAACTCTGGGATATTATATAGACCAAATTATAGACACTTACCCAATATTAGTATTAGATATAGTAACCAATATAGCCATACAATTATGTAAAACACAAAAAACTATACTTAAAAAATATAGAACGTTTTGTCATGGTTCAGTAGATATGGACAATATATTATTACTACCATTAGATAGTGCTAAAACACATAATAAATATAACCAGATAGCTAACCAAAATAATTTTTTGTTTACTGGTTATTATAATAGTATAGTTATAGATAAATATGATACTCTATACGCAAATAAGATAGATAATAGGAAGGATAGTGAGTTAGAAAACATGGCTACAAGTGGTAGCTATAAAAATATATTAGCTATATATGATATTTTATATTTTTTATCAGTAGTTAGGACCAAACTAGTCAATAAAAATATTGGTTATAGAGAAGTCTATGAATATCTATTTACAGTTTTAGATGAATTAGCAGAATTAGGACCAATATTAGACTGTTTTAACGGTAGTAATATAGACTTTGATACACTTAAAACCATTGAAAATATACCTAGCTTAGATAAATTGTCAGATGCCTTAGAAGAGTATAGAAAACATATAGTAGACTCCATTCCAAGTGAAATGGAACATTTTACTACTAATCAAGAAGTAAAAAAAATGAATGACTGTGCTATAGGTTTTGATAGAACCACCGGTGAACAACTAGACTACAACTATAGATACCCTATATGTAAGGATAAGTTTTTAATAAACATAATAGATAATAAGAAAAAGTCTATATGCGAAAAGAAAGATACCTTAGATAAGATAAATATTGGCAAAAAAGAACTATCTGAACTAGATACTAATCTAAGATACATAACTAATAGGAATAAGAGTAGAATTACATTTGGAACACCATATCCAGAAAATTATAGTGAAATGGCAAGTGAGTTTATAGAAGAATTAGATAGTGAAGATTGTGAATAGTGAATTAATAATCGCTTAAAATAAAATAAAACCATATATATTATAGATAGGTTATGAACATTAATAATATATATGATAGGCAGTACTATGATCCTAAGATAGCTAAACTAAATATTTTCAACAATGTGACTGTGGCTAGGATTAAAGACTTTAAACACAAATACTATGGAAAAACCATTGGATTCACCTGTAGTGCGTTTGATGTTTTACATGCTGGGCACTATCTTATGCTAAAAGATGCTAAAGCACACTGTGACGTCTTAATAGTAGGATTACATACAGACCCTAATATTGATAGAAGTAGTAAAAACATCCCTATACAATCATTAGAGGAGAGAAGGGTTCAGTTAGAAGGTTGTAAGTATATTGATGAAGTAATAGAATATGCTACTGAGGACGACTTATTAAATATACTAATATACCTAAAACCAGAGATAAGAGTGTTAGGGACTGACTGGAAAGATAAGGAATATACTGGTTATAATCTAGGTTATACTAAAATCCACTGGCATGAACGTAATCATAGCTGGAGCACAACCGATTTGCGCAGAAGAATAGTAGAAAGAACTGGTAATAGGTAGATTATAAAACTAAATAGTTAATATATAAATAATTATTTGTTACTAATTTTAAAATTATAAAAAAAATTTTGGTGGCCAGAAAAATATCCTAGAATATTTTTGGACAAAATTTTTGGGACAGGGGTATGTCAAAAATGCCGTTAATGCCGGCATAAAATTTTATGTTTATATAATAAAATATATGGTTAAATATATGTGTATTAGATGCGGTTATTCAACGGATCACAAGAGCCATCTACGCTCACACTTAAAAAATAAAAAAGTATGCCCAGATCTATATGATAAGATAGATAGAAAGGATCTTTTAGAAATGTTAGATACAGAAAACAAATATTCAATGTATTTATTAGAAAAGTATGATACAGTAAAAAACACTATATCAGAACAATTGTCTAAAATAATTGATTTTGATATAGATAATGTTCGTCAAAATTGTATAAGGAGTGCGTCAAAAACAGGCGAAAATGGGGTAAAAAATGCCGGCATTTTGTCAAAAAAATGTCAAAATAGCGTGTCAAAACCGGCAGAATCTATAGAAAAAGATGACTTTATAAAGTGTTCTAGGTGTTTAAGAGGCTTTAATAGTAGACAGGCACGTTGGTATCACGAAAAAAGCTGTAATATTATTCAAGAAGAACAGAAAGTAAACTTAGATAACGCAAATATAAATAATAATAACAATGACCAATTTAATGTAATAGGTAATAACAACGTTCTAGATATGAGTGTTAAAAATACTACTAACAATATAAATATTAATAAAAATGAACAAGACTTTTATGCTCCTAATGGAAAGCTTAAAAGAGTCTGGGGTGATGAAGATCTAACATATATTACACAGATAGATAAACTTCATGAATACTGTGAAATTGGGGAAAAAAGTCCATTAAATATGTTTCAGCAAATAACTAAAGATATATATTTTAATAAAGAATATAGCCATAATCATACAGTAAAGTTATTAAATCTAAGTAGTGATATAGTACTTATAAGAACTGGTCTTCCAGATAAATGGGATATAGCAGTAAAGAAGAGTACTATTCAAGATATGTTTAAACTACAAGTAAACACACTAGAGGCTTGCGATATAGATTTTGATAAAAATTTAAACAAATGTGATAAAATGATTAACAACTACTATAATGATGCTAATCCAGATTATAATTCAATTAATAGAATGGTTAACGCTCTATTATCTATAGACTACTATAAAAGTACTGGAAAAACTATACAATATCCTAAATATATATCCAAATAGTAAACTACTTAAAGATTTATAGTTACTATATAACTGTATAGGTAGACTACACTGCCTATAATGACCTCTTTAACTCAGTTGGTAGAGTGTAGGACTCTTAATCCTAAAGTCGTGGGTTCGACCCCCACAAGAGGTGTTTCAAATAACTACTTGGTATATCCAAGGGGTTTATTCGCTTTTTATATAATAAATAGCTGAGTAGTAGCATATTACTAAGCTATCTATCCATAACTTTAGAGACAAATTTTGATTTTTTCGTATAATTTAACCTGTCCATTAGTAAAATTATGTCTAGAACTATAGATATACTTAACCTTTGTCTAAGAAAACCAGAAAATAAAACATTTAACCTTAAAACTAATGACTATACTGAATTAGCCGAACACTTAGATACTCCAGACTATAACATAGTTGATATACAAGTGTTCCTAGAAGACCTTAGAGGCAATAGAACTAATAATATTATAGGTTTCCTATATACATTAGTCTTAGGACTAGATATAGTAGAAAACAACTATAAGCTATTTGCGTATATATTAAATAGCTTTGAAGTTCGTCTAGGCTATTTTAACTTATTATTTAGAATAGACCCATATTTTAGATTACGACTAAACCACCTATTACTTAAAAATACTCATATGTTTTTAGACTGTAACCAGGATTATTGGTATAAAGAT